ATCTCACGTACATGAAAAAGGCCAGTGCTGTGAACACTGGCCTAAGTCATTGAATTATATGGTCGGGACGGAGTGATTCGAACACTCGACCCCTAGCACCCCATGCAAGCAGATGGGGCTACAACCCGCTGAAACCATGACTCCATAAGGGGCGCTCGCTGCAACGATGCCCAACAGTGCTTAACGTCGAGTGACAGAATCACTCGGATTTCCCTAGACCCCTAGCATTTCACATCTCCGGCATCCTGCCGACCTAATACCTCCCTTTTTTTGACTGCTACCCTCTCCCTTTCACAGAGGAATCGCGATGCCCAACACAGAATTGCTCCCTCCTCTTCTTTTCAAGATCAAGGAAAATCAACTCGCCCTGGAGGCTGCCATCATGGAGCTGACGCTTTGGGTTAAGCAGCGCGGTGCAACCGAGATCGGTGGCAACGTTCGTGGCGCCTTGGAAACGATCGACAAGAACGAAGAATTCATCAAAATGACGCTCGCGGTACTAATGGCAGATGGGTACGCACTGGAACATTGAGCGCTGGTCCTACGCACAAAAATTTACAAATCATGATTCACGTTCACCACTTGAGAATACCCGCGGATTGTTACTGATGAAAAATCACCTGAAGATATAAAACTTTCGGCACTTTACGTTATTCCATTAACAACTTACACACCCAAACTTCCCGCCTAAAATACAGTCCTGCTGGCACACCAGAAAGCATCGAATGCCTATCAATGAGACAAATCAAAAACTATCACAGGAGTGTTTTTTATGTTCCGTAGAGCAGGCCACGGCGACACACATAAAAAGACGTTAATGAGAGCATTGAGCTCCAAGCTATTTTCGACCAATTTAGTAACTGGAGTTGTAACTAGGCAACATTCTTTCGACTATATGTTCTCGGACTGGGAGGAATCTGACCGCTTGGATGCCACGCCCGAAACTCTGGCAAACCTAAAAATCCTAGGTTCGGTAATGAAAGACACGCCAAATACTGTAGTTGAAGGTTCAATACCTGCCGCCTATACCTACTTCGGACAGTTTGTTGACCATGACGTAACTTTTGACGAAGACTCGGCGTCAATTGCAAAACTAGCAGAGCCGACTCTCACCCCCTTCACGATCTAGCTATTCTGAAAAACTCTCGCACCGCAACGTTAGAGCTGGACAGTGTTTACTTTTCGGCAGTACCACGTGATTCGATAAATAATGAAAAACTAAAGGTCGGTGAAAACTCCCCATTGAATGGAACAAATAAACCCATCTTGCGGCCAGAAAAAAAGTCAAAGCTCAACGACCTCCCCCGAACAGCAAGAAACATCGACCCTCAACTTGATCGCGCAGCAGAAATCGGAGACCCTCGAAACGATGAAAATATAATCGTTGCGCAATTACACACAGCCTTCCTGAAAGCCCACAATACATTTATAGATACCGGTTTAAGTTTCGATGAAGCAAAGAAAGAGATCATTCTGCGCTACCAATCCGTGGTGCTCGATGACTTCTTGAGCCGTGTATGTGATCCTGAAGTGCATCAAAAAGTGCTTACGGAAGGTCCCAGCCATTGGATTATTGAAAAGCCAGACGATCTTTTCATGCCGGTCGAGTTTGCTTACGCTGCATACCGATTTGGCCATTCAATGGTGAGGACTAATTACAACTACAATCTAAATTTCGAAAATACCGGACTGGACACTCTTTTCACGTTTACCGCGCTAAGCGGCCAGATCGGCGGAGGGGTAGTCAATCAAGATGGCTTTGATACAGTCCCTGACAATTGGATCATCCAATGGGAACGTTTGATAGAGCTGCCATCTTCTCTGGCAGTGCAAAATGCCCACCCAATAGATACGCAACTTACAAATTTTTTGTTTAACTTGAGAGACACTTTTGGAAACCCTCAAGGCCAAGGAGATTCAGCAGAGGTAACAGAGCTAGCTCCCATACTCGCAAAAAGGAATTTATTAAGAGGTTTTTTGGTTGGCCTGCCAACCGGGCAGGCAATGGCAAAAAAATTCGGTATCCCTCCATTGCAAGGGCAAGAGTTAGTAGATGCATTGCCTACAGTAGAACTGAAGCAGGCGATCATCCCTTTTAAAGAAAAAACACCTTTATGGTTCTATATTCTTGCTGAAGCCGGGAACGTTTCAGAAGGCGCACCAGCGGGAAAACACTTGGGGAAAGTAGGGAGTACGATTTTAATGGAAACATTTCACAACCTAATAAAACACTCTCCCATTTCAATATTAGACGGTGGAAATCATGGCACATTGCGTCCATTCACATTAGCGATGCTCCTAGAGCTAGCAGCCAAGCAGGATCCAACACTATGAAAACCGATAACATAATAACGGGTCATAGCTTGACATTAATGAGTGGCGGCTTCGGCTGGATTGAACTGGTAGACGGCAACAATATTGCAAGATACGTCTATCTCACTGATGAAGATCCACTCCCCCCCGACCGCTTAGGAAATAAAAGCGGTAGGAACGGCACTTCTCCATATGTGGTTATGCATCAACGTTTCGCTTCACTATCTCCGATGTTGCAAGTTCTAACTAGAGAAAAGGATCTCAGAATCCGCCTAGATGAGGAGGCAGACTCAAAAGCTTTTCTTGAAAGCGGTCGTGGATTAGTAGCTTCAGGCGGCGAAGAAGACCCGAGGATAATTTAACAAGCCTCCACAGCGCTAACGCACCGTGACATTCGCGAAACCGAATTCATGATGCTGTTAGCGTCCACTACAAACCAATATACCCTTCGGAACAATCGATCACTTCTGCCAAGACACTTCACGCACGTACGCCTGGCACGCCGCCAGCTTGATTAGCCCCCGGTCGCCGTCGTCGGTGATGGCGATAATTCGTTGAGCATGCGCCGGGTCATGCTGGGCTCTTGTTTTTCCATAAACCACGCCGCCGGCGGCGGTACCGGCTGGCACTGAGCAGCCACTGGCTGAATCCGTGGCGTCGAGAAGGACTGACAGCCGCAAATCAGAAGTGGCAAGGCGATCGCGCAGGCAAGCCTGATTTGTTTGAGCGATCGGTCCGTTCCTTGTGGTGGTTTGGTCGTTGGCCGCTGCTCGAGTACCAAGCGCTTGACCTGATTGGCGCGCACTTGGACTGCGGCCGCGCTGCTGAAAACTCGGCATAGAAGTGGCTCGAAAAACATCTCCGATCACCACATGAGGGGTTTACCAAGATCCGGGTTCACGACCTAAAGCACACCTTTGGCAGAAGGCTACGGGCAGCAGGCGTGACCGAAGAAGATCGAAAGGCATTGCTCGGACACAAGAACGGCAGCATTACCAGTCACTACTCAGCCGCAGAGTTGGACCAGTTGATAGAAGCTGCCAATAAGGTATCAGTAACCGATTCTCGCGCACCAGCGCTGACGATTCTGAAAAGGAGGCAGGCTTGAAGAAAAATCCCTAGCTCACTCGGAAAGTCACTAGGGCAGAAATGAAAAAGCCACCAAAAGGCGGCTAAGTCATTGAATTATATGGTCGGGACGGAGTGATTCGAACACTCGACCCCTAGCACCCCATGCTTGCAGGGGCGCTAAAAAGCTATACGGAACAGTCCTTTGGAACGGCGCCCACTGCAATCGATGCCCTACCGCGACTAACCGTGTTTTACGAATCCCCGCAAAAGTCCCTACAAGCTTTCGTCAAAACCAACTGGCCCTAGAGGCTGCCATCATGGAACTCACCTTGCTTGTTGAAAGCCAGGGCTCAACAACCGCGGGAAACAATGTTCGCGGCGCCTTGGGCGTGATCGGCCAGAATGAGGAATTCATTAAGATGACGCTCGCGGTCATGATGACGCCAGAGTAATCCGCCGACGGGTCGCCACTGACGTCGTGGCGGAAAAACTTTGCCTCCAACTGGAAAGACTTTTCCGCGCATCGATGCCCCTGAAACAATTTGCGCCGATCGCCATCAGTCTCCTTCCGTCCCTGAGGCCTACAATGGGTAATCACCACCAAGGAGCATGATCACCATGACTTCCCCACCGCTCAACCCGTATGCCAATTGGCCCAAGCATCACCTGATGTTCGTGTCACTGCGCGACGGCGGGGACACCCCGGAAAAACTCGCCCCAGCCGTCGCCGCCGTTAATGGCATCAGTGTCGAAGAGCTGAAAGCGCAGTGCCGGCGGACCGGTGAGGAGTGGATCGCCCGTGACGGCGGTCTGGGTGAAATCAACCGACGCGTGTATGACTGGGCGAAAGGTTAAGACCAGCGCTACCCATAACGTATCCTATGTTCAATCGGCCCCCGACACTTGGTCCCAGTGCGGTGGCCTTTTTCTGGCGGTGCGGAAACCATCACGGCCGGTGCTGGTCTACCAAGACCCGGTCCTCTGGTTTTGCCGTCCAGACCGCCACTTGCGAAAAGGAACGCACCCCGATGCCCTTCGCCTATGAAGGCCCCGCCTCGGTCACCGTAATCGCGCTATACCGCAGGCGGCCGCCGAGCGAACTGACCACCTTGGAGTTGCCGGTGGTACTGAGTGACACGGACTCCGGTAACGTCCGGATCGACTTCGGTCATTACCTACAAGGCCCCAAGTACGCCAATGCACTGCGGGTGGTCTTACCTGACGGCCAGCGGCTGCACGGGCGGATTATCGACGGGCGCAACGAGCCCTTAGGTGGCTGGCTGGAATTCCACATTGAGCCGCATGAGCTGACCTTGGACCCGCCGACCCACTCGAACGGCTGGAAGTGGGAATAAGCGCGAGCGTACCCAACGGTAACCGGTTGGCATCTTTAGACCTGCCGACGGCGGACCGTACTCTGGGTTTTGTCCTGGGCACCGAAATCGAGCGCGCGGAATCCGGGCGACATCGAAGGACCGTTTCGGACGTCAGACCGGTCGAATTGTGAGCGACATTGGCGCCCTTCGCGTGCGTCGACTTCCGTGGCGGCGCACCGAGCACTGACCTGGCATCCAGCGACTGCTCGTCGCTTCCTCCTCGCCTGAGTCTCGCGGCTAGATTACTGTACATACAACCAGTATCTGTACAGCGAACCGTTACGATGAATTTTGACCAGGCCAAAGCGCTGAGGCTTCAGCATTGGCGCTCGACCCTCGATAACCACGAATTTCGAATGCAGAACCCAGAGGCACATCGCCAGACCCTGCACGCAATGAGCGAGACCCTGGCCGCCGAGGGCTTGATCGACAGGCTTGAGCAATTCGACATGAATGAGCTGGCGAACGCCGCGTACTGGCACGCCGTGGAAGAGCTGATTAACTCGCCACCGCGCTACTGCGGCGCGTCTTCCTATGATGTGGTGTTACGCGGGACCACCGACTTATTCGGTCGCATCGGACGTTCCATTTTCTACGAAGCCAACTCGCTTGCTGATGCTAAGCGGTCTGGCTACGACGGCAAGATCTATCCGGATGCAAGCGGCGCAAACCTAGTTTTCAATGCCTCCGGGGCTACCGCAAGAATTACCGGGTTGACTATGGCCATGCCCGACGGGCGACTCTACGACCTTGTCGAGACTCAACGCGTGGTCGAGGGTGTGACCTACGAACCGATCGTAGATCCCGACATGTACCGCGCTCTGGTCGACACTGCCCAGCTTGCCCAGGAGAACCACGATCTGCGTGCATTCGAAAAGGCACGGCCACTTCTTGACCTGGCAAGCTTCTGCATCTGCCCGATCTGCCTTGATCGCTTCGGCGCGCGGGACGACTGTCCAACCTGCTCCGGAAAAGGGTTTGTAACGAAGCAGACAATGGCTGGTCTACGCTGAAAGCAGGACGTGAGGACGCGGTAATGTGTGGACGACTTTCTCAGTATCGAGGCATTCATGACTTTGTGGCGGCGCTGAGCATGCCGGGCGCGCTGACCAACAACACTGGCGACCAGCCGTTCGAGCGCTATAACGCTGCACCGACCACTCAGCTCGCCCTTTTCCACCTGGAGGAGAACGTGCTGCACGCAGACATGGTGCGCTGGGGCTGGCGACCGCACTGGGCAAAAGACCGCGCAGCACCTATCAATGCTCGAGTCGAGAAAGTCGCCCACGGCCCGTTCTTCCGCGCGATCTGGCCGCATCGGGCAATCATTGCGATCGACAACTGGTTTGAATGGGTGGACGAAGGCGGACCGAAGAAGCAGCCCTACCTGATTCGTCACCGTGACAGATCACCGATCCTCTGTGCCGCGATCGGTCAATACCCCAACGCCGAGCATGAGCCCGGCGAGCACGACGGCTTTGTCATCATCACCGCTGACAGCGCCGGCGGTATGGTGGACATCCATGACCGGCGGCCGGTGGTGTTATCGCCGGAACTGGCCCGGGAATGGCTCGACCCGGCCACGCCAAAGGAGCGCGCCGAACAGATGGTGCTGCTCCAAGGTGAGCCGACTGAGGCCTTCGAATGGTTCAAGGTTGACCGCTCAATAGGCAATGTGCGCAACCAGGGTCCTGATTTGATTAAGCCAGTAGAGCCAGAGACTCCGGGCGATGACTTGTTTTAAATCGACGCCAGCGACTTCAATCGCTCCTCAGTCGCACAATCGAAGATCACATAGAGGCGGTCAATGGTAGCCTCATTCAATGCTCGGGCCGATTCCAGGCCAAGAACGAAACCCTCGGCCCGTGCGCCTGCCTTCGCCGCAATGATCATCGAGTCCGCCCGGGCGATTTGGGCGAGAAGCTTATCGGCCGCTCGCTCAATGGTGGGGCTCAGTTCAACGCCTTCCATGCTGTCACTATACTGGTTAACCAGGTTCAATAATGTCGGCGATTAGCTGCAATGTCATGCCGAAACCAACCATACAAATTGACCATTTGAACAGAGTTACATTCCTTGCAGGATTGTCGCGACTGGACAAATCGTTATAGCGCAATTCTTCTCTGGACAGCGTGCGGATGCCATCACCCTTGGAAGATTCGTATGCCTCCAAAAAGGGGTTGCCTGGGATATCGTCGAAGGCAGTTTCTACAGCCTTACTTCTTAGGTCGATCCGCGAAGCGATGATTAGCCCGCTCAATTGAAGGATTCCGGAGAGAATTTTCATCCCATAGACCACGTTTTTGATTCCGACATCCATCATGTTGATTAACCGCGCGCTGATTAATAGTGGACGCAGTCTACGGCACATCCTTGAAAAACACGTGATGCCCGAGCTTGAGCGTCTGCTTGGCGCCTTTCGCCCACGTCGGCGCCTTCGGCATGGTCGTCGCGTAATAGTGCATGGCGCCGCCGGTGGGATCTGGCACCTTGCCGTCGATTACCTGGTCCGCAGCAATACGCGCCTGGGCAAGCTCCCGGAACGGGATCGCCCTCGCGCCACTCAGGTATGTGTAGTTCGGGTCGCTCCTGTTCCAGCAGCTGAACTGATACGGCGCCTGGCACACACCGGCATAGCCCTCCCCCCACCACGATCTATCCTTGCCGTCATTCACACGATTGCGAATCGTCCAGGCCGCGGCGATCTGGCCGGCGAGACTCTCGCCACGCGCCTCACCCCACAGGGTGCGCGCGAGGATGTCGCGGTCTTTCTCGGTAACAGGCATTTCTTTTCTCCAGGCAAAAAAATACCCGCTCAATGGCGGGTGCGCGGGGCAATGCATATTCAGATCTGTTCGGAGGCCAGCCCCATGGGCGCAGCTTCGATGTTAGGTATTGCGGGGGCCGCTGGCCAAACCGGGGCGGCGTGCCAAGTTGGCTGTGCGGTGACCTTACCCAGTGAAAACTTGTATCCCTTCCATGCTTTGAGGCTCATCAGCAGCGCATCCTGTTCAGCCAGGTCTTCGTCGGTGGCTTCTCCGGCATCGACGCCGTAACTGATCGTCTCAACCCGATCCTGAATTCGAAGAATCTGCGTTGCGGCGATGGCATTCCTCGTGGCGAGCTCTGCCTTCATCTTCAACAGATGTTCAGCCAGGGCGGACGCGTCCTTCATTTCCTTCGTGACCAACTTTGACCAGTCGATAATCCCCGGAACCGTGTAGGTGGGTATTTCGAATTCAGGCGGCTCTCCACCCTCCACAGGCAATGGCTGAGGGAAAGCAACGATCCCGTCAGGGACGTTTATCAGGTCGGAGGGAAACGCCTGCTCCTGACTGTAGTTGTCGGGGATCGGCAACGTCAGCATCAGGACCAGTTCACCGTCGACCAGCTGAACGCATTCACTCTGCGGAGCAAACCACTCCGATTCGATAGCTGATCGCGGCAGAGTGTCCCCTTCTCGCATCGGCGAAAAGTCAAAAACCACACCGTTCAGAATCAGCTTACGGCCATCCTTCACGGCGACCAGGCGCTTGCCGAACAGCAGTGGCGAAAGTTTGATATGCATCATGCTGCCCACCTTCCGATAGCAAAATATTCCAGAGTGCCCGTAGCAGAGAACGAAGACGTTGCCATGACGTAAATGGAGTAGGAGTTCGCCGGCGGGTCATTATTCAGGTTCGACCACATTAACCTGCCGGCGGAAGTGAACTGAGCAAACACCACTGGTGTTGTCCCCGCAAGGAACGATACGGGGAACGCCCCCGAAAGGGACGTGAAGAACATGCTGCCGGACGCCGTGGTGATGTTTGCCGTCACTGAGCCAGTGACGCCGTAACAGATCATCTCGCCGCTCGCGTACTTGATGTATTTGCCGTTGGCCGTAGAACCGCTTTGGAAGATGTCACCAGTAGGGAGTCCGCCGGCCATGCTCACTGTCCCGAGAATGGCTGCGATGGCGGCGGCGCCAAGGCCAAGACCACTTCGGGCTGTGGACGGTGTACTTCCACCGGTGCCGCCCTGGGCAACAGTCAATGCTTTGGTCAAAGCATTGAGCTCTGTGATGTCCGCATTGACACCAGACTTCGCCGCACCGAGCGCTGCACGAGCTGCCGGGGCATCTGTTGCACCGGTGCCGCCACGAGCCAAGGTCTGAACATCCAGAATCCCGAGGTTTGACTTCGCCTCCACCAGAGTGGCCCCGCCAGTACCGCCTTTGGTTACTGGCAGAACATCGTAGTTGCCGGTCGTTCCCAATGCCGCGAGTTTGGCGCCGTACTGATTGACCAGGGCGCGCAACGCGTCCGCCGAGTCCTTGACGTACCCTTGCAACGGAGCCAGCGCGTACCCCCCTGCACCGTTGGTTGCGCCTTGATAGTTCGGTGAGATAGACATGGCCGTATCGCTGGCAATGTTCGTCACTTCGTACCAGCCACCGTCAGGCCCCCGGAAGCCATCGCCCACACGGCTATTGGCAATAAAAGCGGTGCCCGTGCCAATGACGGCGTTCGAATTCAAGGTGACAGAGACCGTTCCTGATTTGTACCAGGGCATTGAGTATCTCCAGGAAAAATAGACTCAGGCCAGTAACTTGGCGCAGAGAAATGGCCGGTGACCTTGGTCGGTCCAGGCGTTTGTTGCGAGGCTGTACATCATGATTCGACCATTGGCGTAATCGACAGCCAACGCACAGCCACCACCGGTTGAAGCGTTATGGCAGTTCATCGCAAAGGGGTTCAGCGAGATGTACTCCCCCGCCCCGAGCAGCTTGCCAATGGTCCAGATGTAGCGGCGCCCGACGGTGAGCACTTCGTCGCCGAGATAAGTCCAATTGCCGCCGGCAAAGGTAACGACCACAGCAGGGGCGCCGCTGTCGTACACCAGGGCTGCGTTCTGATCCCATAGCCGCAGTCCATACGCCGCTGTACCCATCGAAGCCCAGGCCGCAGCGAAGTACAGCCCGCTGAGACTGGCATTAACGACTGAGGCTTTCATCGAGAAACCGGTCCAGTTGCCCGGCCCGCCGGTGAACCACACGGATATCGGTACCTGCATCACTCCCGCATCTGGCCGGATGAACACTAGAGGCGGATCCAGGCTCGTTACAGGCCGGGCGAAAGTGCCGGTAGCGTCACCACTACCGGAATACGAACCTTTGGTCAGCATGCACAGTCGGGGAGCCTCGGAGTCAATCTGAACAAACGCGTTGTCGTTGATGCTCTGAAAGCCATAGCTCATGTCGAAAACCTTATGGCGTAGCCTTTGGCGACAATCCGTGTCTGGGTGACACCTGCGGCAGCTGATGGATTTTTTGCCAGAACCGTTACCTGTCCCGAGGCAGTGGTGACGTAGGGATAAGATTTGGTATTTCCCAACCCATCGTTCTCTGCTGATTGCACGTCTTGCGCTCTGGTCGGAATGATCATGAACACGCAGTTAGCCGGGTTAAAACCCGGGATACTGATCGTGTAACTGGGCGTGGTCCCGCTGAAGTCGATCACGCCCTGCCAGAGCACCTGATAGGTGAAACTGTTGGTGTCCATGGCGAGCTGACCGCTCTCGTTAAAGACACGCAGGCCAAATAGAGCCATTTGATTACCCCAGGTAGCCGAGACGGACGCGCAACACGTTGTTGGCGTCGTAGACCGATACGTTCAGCGAGTTGATCACCAGGCGCCCCTGCCCCGGGACTATGCCGTTAATCTCCAGCGTTCCGTCTTTATTGAGAATCCAGCCTTGCTGACCGGCGATGTAGTTGGTGGAGCTGATGTAGCTGCCGATCTTGGCGTTGGTGATGGTTCCGTCGGCGATGAACGCCGAGTTGATGAACACCTGGCCACCCTGCACCGCAAACGGAACCGAAATGGCGCCGCCGGCGATGGTATTGACGATGGCAAACCGATCCGCGCTGACCAGGAACTGGCTTTGCAAACCAGCACCGGTGTTCTCGATGCCCAGGCCGATACCTGCGGCGATGTACTTGCCATCGGCCGCCACCTGCATTTTCACCGACCACATGGTGTTCAGCTTGCCGGCCGTGTCCGCGTAGGCCGTCGACGTCTGCTGGATAGCCGCAGTGTTTTGTCCGACCGACACGTTCAACTGGTCGATCTTGGTGGCCGTCGCTGACTCGTTGGTGGCCACCACCTGTTCCAGCTCGGTGATGTTGGCCGCGTTCTCGCCGATCTTCGCATCGAAGGTGGTGATACGCTGCGCAAACGCCTCGTTTTCAGAGGTGCGAACCTTGGATTCCGAAGCGATGGCCGCGGTGCTGGACCAACCCTTGAGGGCGTCGGCCAGGTCCCCTTCCCCGTTGTCGTCTCGCGACGATGCTCGAAGCGCCTGGAATGCAGTTGCTTGGGCGGTGACAACGCCGTCGATCTCGGTGATGTCTTGAGTGTTGAAGGCTACCTGTTGAGCCAGCCCGTTCGCCGTCTCGATTGACTCACCGACATCCAGCCAGTAGGTCGCATTCGGCGGCGGGGTGTTGATTGGCACCTCGCCCTTTGCCTGGAAGATATGGCCGTCCGTAACCACCATCTGGTCTTTCTCGTAGACCTGATCCGGCTTGTAGGCGGTCAGGCCGTCAAGCGCGTAGATCTGGTCCTGAAGACCGGGGATTTTGTTGATCTCGTCCAGCAGGTCCTGACCCAGTTCCGTCTCGCCAATCTGACCAGCGATCATTTCCAAGATGGCCGCCGCGTCCGCGCTCGACTGACCCATAACGCCAAGCCCGATCGGGTACCAAGGCCCGATGTTGCCAATGCGGTCTACCAACCGCGCCCAGAAGAAAAACGTCACGCCGGCACGCAGCCCTAGCATCGAGAAATCACTTTGCGGGTATGACAGGTCCGTCAGCTTGGTGGCGGCCTCGAGACTGGTCGTCGGCCCATACCAGATTTCCGTGCGCTGGGTGTCCTCGGCGCCAGCCGGGAAGCCCCACTTCAGATAGATGCCGAACAGCAATGGCGTGGCCGTCAGGTATGAAACCGCCGGCGGCAATCCCACCTTACCCTTGAGGTTGGTCAGCATCGAGCTGCGCCAGATCGAGGAGATGTCGAAAGAGCTGACCGCGCGGACGCGGGCCAAGTAATCGCCTGCATAGATGCCGACGACATCCACGCCGGTGGAGCCCGTACGCGGCAGTTTGATCCAGTTGCCGCTGTCCTTACGCCACTCAACGTCATATGCAACTGCGCCGTTCACCGCCGGCCAAGTAATAGACATGGTGGCCACGGCTATGCCCTGGGACACGACAGAGTTCGACGTGACCGTCACGCTCGCCGGCGCCGGAACGACGGTGATCGGAATCACGCTGATTGGGCGTTCCTCCAGACGGGCGCCAGTGTCGATGTGAGCGAACTTGCTCGGGTCGTACTGGACGGCCGAGATCTCAAATACACCAGGCTCCGGCCGCGAAACTGCCGTAACCCGATAAAGCGGTACGGCCAAGTCATCGGCATCCAGCGCCCAGACAAGTTCAGGCTCAGGCACCGCAGAGAAGGCAACCGTCACGGTAACCACACGCCCCGCCACCGATTGCACGGTACGGCCCTCGCACTTGCCGTTGGGCAGGTTCACGATCAAACGGTCCCCGGCCTTGGCCTGGGTGTCCCGGTCCAGCGTGATAGCGCGGCCAGCAACCGCCGAGATGCGCCCACCAATCGCGCGGCCGGCCAACAGTTCGTCAGCCACCGGAATGACGTAGCCAGGCAACGGGATGCGACCATCCAGGCCAACACGGAAGTTGATTCCGCGATCTTTCGAGTTGGTCAGCAGTGCCCATTTACCCCGGCGCTGCGCTTCCGATTCACGGGTGCAGCCGATTGCGCTGATCTCCAGCGGGTTGTCGCCGTAGCGCCGCTGAAGCTTGGCATCGGTCACCGCGGTGACGTCGGTGTCGTAGTTGTTGGCCGGGTTGTCGTAGCTGATCAGGGCTCGACTGTAGCGAGTGCGCTCCGATGCGCTCGAGTAAGTGAACTTGCCGTCGATGACATTCGCCCGGGTATAGGCAAAGTCGAAGTCGGTGGCGCGCGGCATGTCCGACAGCGTGAAGACCTGGCCCTGAGCCCAGTAGGTCATGCCCCGGTAGATCGCCGAGATATCGCGCAGCAGGGCCCAGGCATCGGCCTTGCCCTGGAGGTTCAGGTTGCAGATGAAGCGCGGCTCTTGGCCGCCTTTACCATCGGGAACCAGTTGATCGCAGTACTGGGCGATCCGGTACAGCTCCCACTTGTCGACCTGCCACGGCTTGATGCGACGGCCCAAGCCGAAACGATCATTCACCGTGATGCCGTAGGTGATCCACGCCGGATTATCGGTCCAGGCCTCCTTGAGAGTGCCGTCCCAGATACCGGTATAGCTTCGAGCTTCCGGGTTGTAGTTGCTGGGCACCAGCCATTTGCGGGCTTGGCATTCGATGGTCACCGCCGGAATGTTGCGAAACTGCTCGGCCGAGAATTCGATGTAGAGCAGCGCCGTGTTCGGATAGCGCAGCTTGGCGTCGATGACTTCGGTGAAGCCAGCGATTTGCATGGTGTCGGCGATTTTATTGTTGTTCTGGTTCGGTGTAATGCGGGTGACGCGGATCAACCAGCCGCTAGTAGCGGCGGGCAGATCAATTCGGCGAGTTCGCTCATAGGTGCTGGTGGTTTTACCGTCGACGGCTTCGCTCAGCACCTGCTGATAGGCCCCACCGTCGGTGGCCAGCTCAACCTTGTATTCAATCCGATAGCCATTCACGTTACCGCTGGCATCAACCGATTGCAGCGCAGGCCAGGCGAAGCGCAGGCGCACTGCTGACAGCTCGGTATTGCTGATCGCTCGAACCCACGGCGTGCCGCTGCGCAATTCGATTCCCAGAGAGGTTTCGTTCTCGATGGACGGGATACCCTGGATGTAACTCTGCTCGACTGAGCCGCTGCGGAACTCCCACTTAACGTTGGGGAAGTTCATATTGCCCTGGGGATCTTGCAGCGGCGTGTTGTCGAGGAAGATGTCTTGTGCGGTCGGGTTGCCGGCGAACTCGCCCTCCCCGATCGCGATCAGGATCTTGGCCACGGCCACCGAACGCAGGCTGTCCGGCGCCTCGGTCGGCGTCTTCGGCTTGTCCGATCCGCCCTTGGCGCCGTAGATATCAAGCTGCTGTGCTGCGCCCATGCTTTTCTCCAGGCAATAAAAAACCGCCTCATGGGCGGCTGTGTTGTTCAGCGATTTGGCTACATCTGGTCTTCTGCGTAGATCGCGGCACTGATGATCGCGCCACCCCACCGACGCTTGCCGATGCAAAGCGGTACCGGGTTACCTGACGCCGTGGTGTTCTTCGCGCTGCCGAAGGCATAGCCCGGAGTGTTCTCGGGGGCTGCGCTCGTCTTCAGGCCTTTGGCTTGCGGACTCAGCATTTGAATGACTCCGCTGATCACCATTGCAGCGCCAACCTGATAGAGGAATGGTGAAGCTGCAGCGAACGGTGTGAAAGACAGCACAAATGCGACAGCGATTAGGACGGAGCCAACAATGGTTTGAAAGGATCCGCCCCGCTTGCTCCCTGTGACTACAGGTGCAATACGAATTTCGTCAGAGCCACTGAAACTCAGTTCGTTCTCTTGAACGGTTTTAGAGCCGCGGAAGACCGCGAACTCAATCCCTTGGGATTTTGCATTTGAAATGAAACGCTCAAACCCGGGGATTTGGATGCACAGTGCTTTTATGGCTTCCGCCGGAGAGCGCACCGATAGTCTGAATGATCGACCGAATTGCCGCAGTTGCCCGTAAAGCCTGATCGTGGTCATGGGCTGATAGGCGATAGAAAATGCAGCCATTGTTTTCTCCAGGTATAAAAAAACCGCCTCTCGAGCGGTTTTTAAATCTCACAGCGTCGTAGGCAAAATATCTATCTGCCCATCGCCACCAGTAAACACTCGGTACTTCTTCACTGAGTTTTGTGCTGCTACCGCATCTCGCTCGATACGCTCGGTGCCCATCCCACACATTCCTGATCCAGAATAGGCGGCACCCAAAGTCAACGGACCTGGCGCCACAAAGAATGCTGCTTTCTGCCCAGGGTCAAGCAAAGCAACCTTCTCGCCGTCGATAAAGACAGCCATTGAACAGAAACTACCCGTATGTCCCGAGTCGCGTATCACCTGAACTGTTCCGAAGCTACCCGCAGGCTTGCTTTGGAATTTCAAAAGCTGCTGGGCAGGAGCCTGCGATGCTTGGGAAGAAGGAACTGGAGATGTAGAACACCCCGCCAACGCCACCAGCACCAATGCCCCTACGGAAATTTTCATGTCATTCCCTCGCTGAGATTTGACGAGACCTTATCACCAACGAGCGAGCAACACGAAAGCCCAAAATCAGCGAGGATCCTCCGGTTCGCTGCCTGCTCTCTATACAGTCCGGATGTGAAATCAAGTTTCGCAGCGCCCAGAGGTAGCCCTCGACTGAAATCCAGCTATGAATGGACCAATAGGCTTGACGAGATCGTTCCACCATATACTTCTGCTCAGCAGCAGCCAAATTATGCTCTAGACTTTTATCAATTAAAACGCAAAACAAAGGTAAAACGTATAGCAAGCAACTACACGTTTTTCGCAGCTGGAAGGTATCTTATGTCAGAGAAACCAATTCGCCCTGCCAGACATCTAAGACGCACTGGGTTAAAGCACGCCCCACTTTTGCAGAGCAAGAATTTACTTGAAATTCTTTCCGGGCTGAAAGTCCCAGACGGAGTCTTGACTGTTCTTCTGACCTTTTTATCCGCCTTAACTTTAGCCCCATACTTGGGTGGTCGCGCCCTTTGGATCCTAGGCGGAAACCCAGTAGTCATTCCCACTTTATCCGAGCAGCTCTTCTGGACGATCATAATTATAACGCCATACATATGGATGCTTGCCCTTGGGCGAATATTTCACGCTTCAAAGTTCAAGATTGCCGTCAATCTATTTTCAGCCTCAGCTGTTACCGCAGCATTGGTAACCATTCATTCCTTTTACCCCATCATAGGTCTGACCGCGATCGACTCCTCGTACTTAGAAGAACATGAGGTTTCCGCATGGTACTTAACAGCCGCACACGAAGATGCAAAATATAAATACTTTCGATCAGAACCAATTAATCTTGAACTTGAAAAAGGGTGTGCCTTACGAATAGAACGCATAGAGCTTTCCGCCAGCGGCTGGGCAAATATCGAAAATTCAACATCAGGGTTTGACATTCAAATATTTGCCAGCACGTCAGAACTTCTTGCTCCGACATTCAAATCCCATCAAGACCGTAACAACTCAGCAACTATGGAAGCCTCGATGGCTAACACATTGCGCAATGAACCAACCAACGCAGAGGTAAAAGGTCGATCAACTGTCAGAATAAACAGTACGGACTTAATCAATGAAAATCACATAAATCTAAATATTACATATGATTTCATCGGCCACACCACAAAGGTCGAACCGGGGGAATACTCCAAAAAAAAACTTGAACGATCCGATTTAGTAATCCGAAATACGAATGCAAAACTACAACTCGTCGGCTGGACACTATATGGTGACGAGGTCGAGCTTACGATTAACGACCCTATAATAAGAGTTACAGGAAAAGAACATTGCTCTCTACCGTCGTGGGTCTTGCGACAAACGAACTAACTTACGCCAACCACCTGGATATCGCACATCCATTATGGTAATCCTATGAATTCTTCAGCGGGTCAGCCGGTTAACTTGATCAAGCCCGTCAGCACCACACCTTCAAGCCATGCTATCGCATTGCTCATAAGGTCCTCCCACGGCTCTACCGCATCATGTGGTTGATTGTGCATCTTTGTGCCTGAGGATCAGACGTGTTCGGTCCAGCCAAGGACCGCCGAAGACAATGATCTCGCTCGGGCGTCCATACAGGTGGTGCAAAAGGAATGGCCCGGGGCCGAAGGTGTTTCCCTCTTCGCCTGGCAGAGCTGGGTCCGAGCCGAGGTAAATCCCGGCGTGGTTCGGATGAGCTGTGCGGCCGACCGCCATAACGATCATGTCGCCGCGCTGCGGCCGGTCAACTCGCACGAAGCCGGCTGCCTCGTAGTTGGATTCGTACAGGCTTTCAGTCTCAGCACTCTCCCACCACCCCTCTTCTCGCTTGAAGGCCTCAAACTCAAGCCCCCACTCGCACTGGTACCAGTCCGCGCAGATCTGCCAGCAGTCCCACGCCCCGTGCACGAACGGCCGGTTTAGCAGCGATGTGCTGCCGCTTGGGGTGATGGTGCGCAGATCGCCTTCCGGCCAGCTGAGGATGTGCCAAGGCAAGACTGTCGCCTCGCACATGGCCAGGTCGTGCGGTGACGGCCGGCTGGTTGCGTCAGGGTGAGTGTGGAAGATGCCGATCACCTCACCAACGTCTTCCGCCGCGGCGTAGTCCTCAGGATCGATTCGAAACTCTTCGGTCGGCTCAGTGGCGATGTTCCGGCATGGGAAGTACTTCTGCTTCCTACCGATCGCCAGCAGCAACCCGCAAGCCTCTTTCGGATACTGGGCTGCCGCGTGCGCTGCCATGGCGCTCAAAATGTGCTTGCGCATGGTCAACTCCGTGCAATCAGGGACACCGCGGGGAATCCGCCGTGAGGAAGTTGGTTGTTCTCGCCGAAACGCAATTTGCAGGACTTGAGCCCACCCTTGCACTCGTCCTTGCTAGGGTCGTCCGTGGGGTTGTCGTCGTCATCGAACATGGCGCCGCCGGTGTAGCCGCAGTTCGGGCCGCGGTACCCGCCGGTCATTGCCCAGTGGCAGAAGGTCGTCATCTGCCGGCCCGGCAATCCGTGGTTGTCGATCTCACCAGGTGAGGACAGATCCCATTGCACTACCTCGCCGTCTTCACTGGTCTTCTGATCGATAAACCAGATTTCCAACGCTTCTTGCGTCGGGTCGGCAGTCGGATTGCCGTCTGGGAAGTTCGCCGCATCCAAGTACTTGACCATCGTCTCGCGCACGGTCAGCTGAAACTTCAACAGGTCATCGAAAGCCAGGCACAGGGCCGTGATGCGACCGTTCACGTTGGCAGCCATGAACGTGGGCCGTGTGGCACTGCCATTACTGTCGGCGCCGATGCCTTCGATCTGCACGGGCCAAGCTGCGTATTCGTTGCCCTGCCAAATGATCGACTTAGCCGGCAGCTCTTCTGCTGAACCCTCATAAGCCAAAAGCTCATCGGGTGTGTGCGGGATGGCGTGAGCGTGAAAGCGCAGAACGTCCGCGCCGTACTCCGTGCCATCGATTTCAAACAGCCGCACTTCCCCGCCGGGCTCCAGCTTCTGGATGTCCGTAATCAAAGCCATGCGGCGCTACCTCAGGGGTGAAAGGTTTGTTCGAAGGTGGCGGTCAGCGTGTAAATCGAACCGCCTTTGTGTGACGGCTGAAAGCCGGTGCATTTGTAGAGCCCGAGTTCGCCGAGTGGCGGCGTCCACAGGAAAGCCTTTGCCCCCTTGTGGCGGCGCAGAAACTTGATGATTTCCTTGATGCGCTCAGAGCTGCCCGTGTGGGTGACCGGCCAAGACTGCTGCTCGTTGTTGATGCCGTCCGAGACAGACTGGCCGTAGCCGTCACCGAAACCTTTGGTGCGAACGCGCTGCTTGATGTCACCCGTCGCACCCTTTTCCGTTTGCCAGGTGAATCGCTCAATTGCCATAGATCACCCCTTGATGGCCCTGTTGATTTTCCCGCCCTGCCTCAGGTCCTGGCTCACGAGCTTCTGATAACGCTGATCGACGAAATCGGCCAAGTCCTTGCCGAACTGCTCGTAAGCAGGATCATCAGTTGTTGAGCTGGTCGATCCGTCGCCAGCCACCATGACCTGCACGCTGATTGTGGTTCCGCCCCTAGATCCCCCGCCAAGCGCCCGAACACCCAGCGCGCCACCAGCCGTCCTGGTCAGCGGCATGATCGCCTCTGGTCCTGCCTCACCCATTACGCCAGTTTGCCCGCCGGCTATCCCGAAGGCGGTCGGCTTGGTCACGACGTTGTTGGTGAAGGCGCCACCATTCGCGAATAGCTGCACGCCGGAGCCCCACGCACCACCGTCCGCCTGTGGAAAGTAGGTGTTGGAATATCCGGCGGCAGTGGATCCTGTTGACGTAGGTGCCGCACCTGCCGCGCTCCCCGCGAAGTAGCTCGTGGCGGCACCCACCAAACTGCCGAGCAATGCCGAGCTGGCCTGCCGTGTGGCGATGCGTGCCATGTCTGCGAGGATCGACTTGGCAAAGTCCGCGAACGACAGCTTACCGGTCATGGCGAAATTGACGATCGCGTCTTCCATTGAGCTGAACGCGTTGGTGAACAGGCTTTTCGTCTGCCCGGCCACATCGCGAGCCGACTCCAGATAGTTCTGCCACGCCGACGATGCCCCGGCGCTCCAGTCACCCTGAGCAGCGGTCATTTCCTCGTAGTTGGATTGCACCGTGTCATGCAGGTCTTGCTGTGTGGCTTTCATCGCGGCCAGCTTCTGGGTGTACTCGTCGAGACTCATGCCGCGCGAGCCATCACCGTATTGGTTGGCCAGTTCCAGGCGTTGCTGATTGAAGCGATCGTCAATGCCGTTTTGCTGATCCGTCAGCCCGCGCTGCCGATCACCTTGGCCCAGGCCAGAAGCCGCACGCAGGCCTTGCTGCCGAAGCGTATCGACCTGTTGCTGAAGCGCGCTTGTGTAGGTCTGGACAGCGAGGGTCTGCTTGTTTAAGCGGCCTTGCTCGTTGGTAGCGATGATCGACAGCTCGCTTTCGCTGTCCTGCTGCGCCTTGGCCATCGCTGAGCGCGCATCGGCGATCTTCTGATCGATCTGGATGACTTGCGCGGCAGTCGTGCCCTTTTTGGCCTTGGCCGCTTCGAGCGCGTCGATTTCCAACTGATAGCTTTGAGCAACTTCCTCTGACTGCTGCTTCAGCAGACTGATACGTTGCTCGGTGTAGCTAGTCTGGGAGATCACGCCTGCACGCTGGGACGCTTCCAATTCCTTGTCGGCGTTTTTGTAGTAGTCCAGGGTCTCAACCAAGGCGTTCTTCGCGTTGTTGAAGCCGGTTAGATCAGCGCTGCCTGCGGCGGCCTTCGGATCCTTGAACTTGTCATTGATGTTAGCCAGGTTCTTGTCAACGACTGACTGCTCAAGACGCTTGTCCTTGGGGTCCGCCTTACGGATGTCGTCGAGTTGCCGGCGATATTCCTTTAGCGCATCTGCGCGCTTTTGCTCATTCGTCCAAGAAGACTTGGTTAGTGTGTCGACCTTGGCCATCGCAACAACGGCGTCTTTTTGGACCTTTGCCTGCTCGCCTTCATACTTTGCGATGTCAGCTTCAGCGGCCTTTTGATCCTCCAGCATGTTCAACCGGTCGCGGTAGAATCCGATCATCTCCTGCTTGTTTTGAAATAGACCAACATCGCCGGACTCTGCTCGGGCGAGGTTCCGCTGAGCTTGTTCGATATCAGAGCCGATGTCGCTACGGCCGATATTTTTCAGGTTGTCAGCTGCTCGCGCGACTGCGTTATATCCCTTTTCCCAGAAACTGAGGTTTTCAAGGATCCTCGGAGTGCGTTCATTGATAGCGTCGGCGTATTGCTCCGTCGCCAGCTTCACCGCGCCGGCGTGGTCGCCTTGCTGCTCCAGTGCGGCGATCTGCGAATAAACCGACGCCGTCAGATAGTGGTATTGCTCGTTCAGCGCAGCCGACGCCTTGACCGGGTCGTCGGCCAGTTTGGAGAACTCAGCTACCGTCTCGCTGACCGCCTTGCCGGTAGCTTCCTGCATCGACACGGCGGCTTGAGTGATCCCGGCGAAGCTCTCGCCAGCGATCTTCCCGTTGCCAGCCAGCAGAGCCAGGACCTCTGCAGCCTGCCCGGTGGTGCCGACAGTGGCGCTCACCTGGCGCGCCATATCGCCCAGTTGACCGGCACTCACACCAGCGTAGCTGCCTGTGAGAATCAGTGACTTGTTGTAACTGTCCTGCTCTTCGCTGCCCTTGTAATAGGCATATGCCAGTGCGCCCACGGCTGCGGTGGCCAGCGCGAGCGGCGCGAGAATGGCGAGCAATCCCGCCGCACCTGCGCCTGCGCCGGCCCCAAGCTGAGCCACAGCACGAACGCCGCTACCCCAGTCGCCCGAGGACAGTGCATTACCGAGCTGCACGACGTTTTCTTGCGCCTGGCGGGAGCCAAGCTTCAACCGGTCGAAACCAGTGGCGGTTTTCTCCAGCGCGGCATAACTGCCGTTCAGCTTGCCCAGTGCCGAGTTGTACTGGTCCTGACTGATGCGGCCGGCATCAAGGTGCTTACCCAGTTGCTCGACCTGAGTATCCAGTTTGACCATGGCCGCACGGGCCGGATCAATGGCACCTAGCAGGCTGTTCAGGGCCTTTTGCTCATCCAATGTCGACTTGGCCAGCGCCACTTGCTGTTTATCGAGCTGCGCGGTGATCTTGGTGAACTCGGCCTCGCCATAAGCGCCGGTCTTGGTGAGTTTCGCCAGGCTTTCGCGTTGTTTGGCCAGTTCCTGCGTGGTGGTCGCGCCTTTCGACAGCGATTTCTCCAGCGCTTCCATCTCTTTCATCAGGCCGACGGCGGATTGCTCGGCGCGATCGCCAGCCTTGGTCAGCTTGTCGAGATCGGTCGCAGCGTTTGCGGCATCAGCCGAATCGACCTTGATGCCGAGTTCTGCAATGTTCATCGACTCACCTTGAATAAGTGCCCGTTCTCACGGGCTGTTGTCGCGAGCTTCAGCCATCACTGCGATGGCTTCGGATTCCATTACGCGGATGTCCTGAAACACGCCGGGGCGATCCTTCGCCGAAACACCGACGAGCTTCATCACGTTCGGCAGCACGCCGTAATCGAGGCCTGTCGCGCCGCATGCGCTTGTACGCCACTGAGTCCACATCGAATCCATGACGAGAAAGGACCTCCAGTTATCTGGCCAGACTCCGTAATCGTCGTCGGGGACGTCCGCCATGGTCATGCCAAAGGCGGCCAGGGCTGCGACAGATGGACCTGGCTCGTACAGAGCGCGTGCGGCGCCAATCAGTTTCCCAGGCGAGCCTTGCCGAACGCCTCGCTGTAGGCTTTGACGACAGCGTCCGACACGCCGATGCAGCTTTTCACCAGAGCGGTGATCGACTCGTCGTTGAGCTTTTCTCCGAAGCCCCACGACACGACCAGGTCCTTGATTTGATCGACACCCTGCTCGACCTCAGCCGCGGTGATTTCCGTGAGGGTTGGTTCGGTTCCTTTGAAACGCTCACCGATCGCTTCCGCTTTTGCCTTCCAGGTATCGAAAAGCTCGGCCAGTGCGGTGCGGTCGCGATACTTGAATGTGAACGGCACCATGGCCGGTTTATCGCCGACCTGCGGGATGGCCACATCGACGGTGAAGGTCGGTTTTGGTGCGATTGAGAATTTGGCCATCGTTTACACCGTTGCCGCGTAACGGGTTGGGCGCGAAGCCAGCGACAGGGTGATGGTGCGAGTCATGATGTTGTTGCGGGAAAGCGTCGGGGTGGAGGTGATCGACACGTACGCGTTGTAGTAGATAACAGAGCCATTTGGCAAAGTCAGGCGCAGCACGCGAGGCGCCCGATCATCGTCAGCTGCCTCTACTACCGCCACGTATGGCAGGGCTGGATCGTCCGCCACGGTGATGGACATGCTGATTGGCGACTTGGTGGTCGGCAATTGGCGGTCATCAGACTCCTCGAGGAAGCCGAAGGTTGTGAATTGCTGCTCGCCGCCAGAGCTGGTGCTATCGGTGATCTGGCTGATTTGAGACCAGGCGCTTGCCGCTCGAACCGAGCCGACACCTGCGCCTGTCGTGTAAACCACGGTGTTGGTGGTGTTGATGCCTTCCAGCTCGAACGTGCCCGCGTCAGATTCGGCGACTCGTGCGACCTTGTCATTCAGGCGAGTCCAGCCAGAGGTAACGACGATGACATCGCCATCCGCCATGCCGTGGGCGGCAGCTGTAGCGACTGCCGGGTTGGCGTTGCTGATGGCCGAAACAGGCTTCAGCGCGCTGAACGTTGCGGCGATTTCGAGAATGGAGCCGTTGGGAAGAATGGCGCTCATTGAGAATGTTCCTCTGTGCAGAAATGACAAAACCCGCTCAATGGCGGGTTCTGGGTTTGCCCAACGGGCGAATTAGTTGGTATCGGATCGGTATTGGAACGAAGCCGGTACCGTATAGGTGTTGCCGTCTGGTATGCCTAGGCCGGGCGCAACCGGTGTCATCACCAGCGCAACCAGCCCGGCGCGGGGAATACGCAGATTGAGCGGGAACAGCGCGGCCAGCTCATCGACAATGCCGCTCGCCTCGGTCCGGTACTTGCCGGATGGCGTCACGACGCTGACCTGAAACACGCCGGTGTAGACCCGGTGATCGCCGCTCAGCGTGTTGCTGTCCGTGACCGCCGGCAGCGTGAAAGCCCGCAGGTATGTCTCGGCAGCGCCAGGAGTGTAGGTTTCATTCTCGGCCACGACCTTCAGCGGCTTGGGCCGAGTCTTGGCCCACGCGAGCAGGCGCGACTCGAACGCCGCGGCAATGATGTTGTGGCTCATACCTGGTTGTTCCTAATGGCTTCCTGCACGATCTGCTGGAAACGGGCCACGGTGATGCGAACCATGCCGGCGGGCGCCTGTTTCGAATGACCGAACTCGAGCGGAATGGCGTACGGCAGGTTGTTTATGAGGTAAGCGGTCTTGCCCGCGGTGAAGTCGCTGACCGCCGAGACCAGTGCGCCGATCGTCTCTTGTCCGCTTGGGTCCACTTCTTCAAACGTGACGTTCTCGACGACATCAATTGATAGGTGCCAATTGGCCCGGAACCGCCCTCCGACGTAGCCTTCTGGCGCAACGATATCCATTCCGTCGTTTAGCTTTCGACCAGGATTGAGCCGGCCCGTCTTCGCCAAGTTGGCCGAGTCGCTGCGTAGGTTGCTGTTGTGATCGTCCACGGCTTTGTTGTACTGGCGAGCCACGACGTTCTGCGCCCAAATCTCAGGATTCCCCACTGGAGACATGCGTATGACGCTGCTGCCGACCTCAATAATGATCTCGCGCAGACTGGCATCGATGGCTTCCGTGGCTTGGGCGGCGAACTCGGCAAGGCTCAGTGCGAAGCTGCCAGACTGGCCGGCTCCGGCGCGGCTCAAGATCGCACCTGCAATTCGTAAAGGATTGGCGTGCCGGCTGGGTTTATTTCTTTCAGCGGCGGAACAATTGACCAGGTGCGCCCTTGGACTATGACCTTGTTCAATAGGTCAGGCACCCATGCCAACCCGTGCGCGGCGATCTTGAGCTTCTTGTCACCCCGCTTGATCAGGCTGTTGTTCTGGAATTCTTGACCGGTGAAGTCGAGCAGGATGCCTTGGGCGGTCTGCTCGATGACAGTGTCAGGCGGTGCGCTACCGGCGTCCGGATCGTACTCGCCGACGGTGATTGCCCGGATGGTCACGGGCTGGCCGAACTCTGTGACCATCTCCAAAGCCATTACGGCCATTTCGTCGTAAAAGGCCATGAGGGCTCCGTATGCATCAGTCAAGTGGGGCGGTTACTATCGTGACTCCAAGAACAAAGTTAATGGAGCAGGAAGTCACGATGACTAAAGAAGAGCAGCATGCCCGCGAAGTCATAGCCAAGATGCGCAGTTTCTGCAGCCAGGCCAACGAATTAATGGCGCTGCACAAACCCAGACTAAATCGCCTAGAGAAGGATGAATTGCAGCAGCGATTCAGATTGCTTAAAGACGAGATCAAACGATACGCCAAAAGTGGCACTGTCGACGGTGTGAAGCGCGCCCGCAGCGAGTGCGAGGAGTTTTACTTCGAGCCAGCTGTTAGCACAGCGGCAGCTAATATTCTGGTGAGTGTAAACGCCGACCCAGCAACGCAAGAATGGTTCTCCTGCGTTTACGGCATCAATACCGATATTGGACATCTGCTCTCACAGCTGGAAGAGCAATATCCTGACTAAGCCCTTACGGCGAACAACCCTCTACGCTGAAGGTAATCCGCAAACTGCGTAGCGCTCGGCCGATCTGGCGCCGCCGGCAACAGGCGGCCACTGGCGTTGGAGATCGTCGCGTACTCGCGAGTTACCGCGCCTTCGACACGCTCCAGAGTGATAGCGCCTTTGCGCTTCTCCACCGGGTCGATATCGTCCTGATGAATCTCGGCGGCCAGTGCCATCTGGCCGTACTGGATTCGCGCCGGCAGGTAGTTGTCGGGCTTGATCTGCTGATCCAACTCGACACCTCGGCGCGGCCAAGCCAGAGCCTGATCGCTATCCGTCTTGCGCCCTTTCCAAGTCTTGCCATCCATCGCCAAGGCGGCTCGACGAAGCAGTGCTTCTTGCGCTGGCTCGTCCGCAGGGATGTTCACGCCAAACTTACCGGCGTACATAACCAAGTCCGCGGCGCTCGCGTAGCTTTCGGCGTCTGGCTTACCGGTGCCGTCCTCGATAATGAGTGTCATGGATCAACTCGCTGAATTGAGTCTTGAATGATTGGCCGCCGGATAACCGACAGCCAGCAGTATCACGCTTTGGGCAGGTCCGAGACGAGCTTTTCCAAGGACTCTTTCGACGCATTCGCGCGATACGAAACGCCTGCCACATCGAGCGCAGCCTTCAGGGCTTCGACTGCCTTCCCTTCGCCCGCCTTCAGCTCTGCCAGCTCGTTACGCAACCTTTCGTTTTCCGCTGCGAGCTCATCACGCGCAGTGGCAAGATCTGTCATGCCGGCGTGGATGCCGCTCAACGCGTAAAACAAACGAATCGGAAGCTCACCGGCGCCCGGGTGTTCCAACGGCGCCGCACTCTCCAGCGACTCGATCAGTCCGCGGAAGCTGTCACGCTCGGCGCGCAGATTGCCGTTTTCCTCGTCCAGTGTGCTTTGCACAGAAAAGTCGGCGATCAGCTGCGGCACAGCCTCTTTCAGGGTAACTTCGGGCGTGTTCCTGGCTTCGTCGTCGCGGCTCGCGGTCACATTCGCGTCGATGATGCGCAGGCCCGCCTCTTTTGCCAGCGCCTTCACGTCTTGCTCGTACTGGTGGAACGGGCCTGAGAGATACCAAACGTTCTTGCTCATGATCTTTCCTCACCGGACCGGGCGCATGGCCCGGCTCAGCTGTCAGTGGTTACTTGGAGGCGTCACCGATCAGAGCGACACCGGCCGTGTCCTTGATGCTGGACGCCGTTTTGTCCCAGTTAGTGCCGGTAGCCAGCGCCGCGTTCGACGGCGATTTGCCGCCAGTAGTGGTGTCCCAGGTGTAACCCTTCAGACCCAGGCCAAAGGTGTAGTCGGTCTGAATAGTGGTTTCGATGCGCTCTTTGCCGTTGACGGTTTGAACGTTCGAAATGATGTCGCGGTTGTCATGGACCAACGCGGCACCGCCCACCAGACCCAGGATGATTTCCTTGTTTGGCGTGCCGGTCTGCATCAACGCAGGGGCGTCGGTGACGACCGAGACTTTGCCGAGGATGTCGACTACACGAACGTTGCCAGCTACGAACAGGTTGGTCGAGTTGCCGATCGCTTGGCCAACCAGCTTGTGCCAGGTTGTGCCCTGCATGATCTGGGCAACAATCGATTGGCTCGCATCGCCAAACTTCGCGTGCGCGCTGTTCAGGCCGGCCTGGGTGATGCCGGCGGTAGCCGACACATCATTCACCGCGGCGGCTTGTGCGGTGATTGCCGCTACCAGCGCAGCGATCGCGGTGTTCAGTTGGTCTTTCAGCAGAACCTCGGCAAACGCACGGCTGGCCACTTCGATGCCCTGAACAGTTGGGCGCTCCAGCCAGGTCATCTGGGATGGTTCATAGCGGATCGGACCAAAGCCGCCAGCAACCTTGACCGAAGTGTTCTTCAGTTCAGTCAGATCGGTGATTGGTGCGGCACCGTTGGCAGCGTAGCGATCAACACGACGCTGAGCAGCACCCAAGGCCTGGAAGAACGACTCTTGCAAGAAGTCGCCGGTGAAGCCTTCAGGAGAAAGCACGATTGCGCCGTTACTGGCCGCGTTGAATGCCTGAAGCATTTGATCCAGCGTCTCGAGAGTCGCGGGCATGATGAAGTCGTTGAAGACCTGCATTTGAGACAGGGACATGAATTATTTCCTTACTTGAGAGGGAGATCAGAGAACCGTGCAGCCAGTGCCGCCGTGCGCTCTGCCTTGGTACCGCCGATGTTTCCTTTCGGGGCCCCGCCCCCACCACCTGCACCGTTGGCCCCGCCGCCGGATGCCTTACTACCCGCGATTAACGGCGCGAACGCCGTGTCGTTTGCGAATTCTGCTTTCAGCTCATCCAGCGTTGCCGCCGAGAGCTTGCCCTGCTGGTCGAGGACGACCACGACAGGCTTCCCATCACGCTGCTCGACGCTCAAACGGCGTTCGATGTGCGGCAACAGGGCTTTGGCGCTGCCTGGGATTGTCAGGGCAGACGCGATATCAGTAGCGGTACGGCCGACAGTCAGATCACGGATCTGAGTGCTCAGCGTTGTACGCTCCTGTTCCAGCGTGCCGTTCAGCTCAGCTTCGCGGCGGTTGTATTTTTCTGACCAGGAACGTTCGAGCTCTTCGACGTTTCCAGACTTGCGTGCGAGTTCTTCACGCTCAAGTCGCGCCGCTTCTTCAGCTTCGCGTGCCTTTTTCTCGGCGGCCTTCTTCTCGCCAAGCAGTTCTTCAACTTTGGATTTCAGGCCAGATACGTCTTCTGGTTGCGGCAGTCCTTCAATACCGAGGACAAACTTGCCGTCCTTCTCGGTGTAAAGAGCGCGCACGGCTTCATCGACACCTTCCAGGCTGTCCAGTTGGAATTTCAGCATCTGTTGTCTCCCAGAGACTATTCGCAGGCCCTGCCCGCAGACATGAAAAAGCCCCGTCATTGACGAGGCTGGATGAAAAAGCCCGCTGTGAGCGGGCTTGGATATATAGAGCGCTATTTAGGCTTGATTTGGCTCAGTTCATTACCGAGGCGACTCACGAAGTAGTCCGGTAACGGAAACTTAAATGCCTTCAGTGGTGTTGAAACTACAAGCGAAATCGATCCGATGTCTCGATTGCAGCAAACGTGCACCCAAGACGCGGCGTTTAACATCAGATGGTCGCCGTAACGGAAAGTGGCAATCTCGCCAAATCCCAATACGGCTCGCTCCCCGCTTTCCTCTTCCAAGTCATGGCCGAAAACGAATGTTCCATATTTCGAAGTCAAATACAGCCACCGGCCGTTAACTTCTATCGGCAGACGACCGTTATTAACAACCGAGAACGCATAGGATCCGTGGACGGATACCGAAAGATTCGGCAATTCTTCTCGTCGCTGCTTATCTGCTAAATAAACAGCTACAGCAGCTGCCGCCAAAGCACCCGAGCCAGAAACCCAATCCCCCGCTGAACCCATCAACTCCTTCAGAGTTTTAGCGGGATTTTTCTCAGAGGCTACATCTAGGCTGATGACAACGCCCGCAGTGAATGCAATTGGCAAACCAAGGACCGCTATCAAAATTGCGGCGATCATCCATCTCATAGCAGCCCTCCCCCAGAAAACTGCGGATTCTACCTGAGCGGGACCCTTTCGCCATTGAGTAGGTACCAGACACACAACAGTATCTCCGCCCCACCAATTGGCATTCCTCTATTTAATACCAGCACGCTCGAACGCCAACGGCTCAAGAGCCTTCATCTGCACAAGGTTCAGAGCTGAAAAGTTGCGATCAAGCTGAAGTTCGGAGAATCGCTCGATGCTGAGGCCGCCTTCGCGGAACAACTTCGCACGGATCGGGCCAATGGCCTTGTCCTGAAACGCCGCCGGCTGTTGCTTGAGCCAATCGTAATAGCTGAGGTCCGCCCTCACCTGCTGGGCGCCGCCATCGCCGATTGATGCTCGCGTGGCGTCCTTGGCAAACAGAGCGCTGAAGCGGGTGACCGCCACCACCGTTGAGCGGCAGTTGATGTGGATCGGCGGCCGCGGCCCCTCAGTCAGCTTGAACCGCTGCTTGTCGAGTGATCGGCACTGACTGGTCGTCTTCGTGTCTAGGGTGCTGACCCATTCCACCGCCTGCACAACATCAGAGTTCTCTTTCAGCGTCTCCATGCGTGCTTGGGTGGCAACGTGTTGCACCGCGGTTCGCACCACAGCGCCGGCATTCCGGTTGGTCGTGGCCATGATGCCGTCGTTGTACTGGAGCGCTTTGGTGCCCCGGATGTTCTTGATGATCTGGAAGTTGGTTTGGCCTTCGAAGAAGCCCTGCCGGATCGCGCCAGTGAGGCGTTGTCGCTCGGTTGCGGTGAAGCCATCAATGAAGGACTTGAGCAGCTTGCCGCCGTCCGCGCCGCGCACGCTGAGCGGGTTGCCGAGGATGGCCGCCCTGATTGCAGCAGCACCTGGCACCGCGGCATCAAACGAGACGCCCATCGGCGCAGCCCGGGTCAGGCTGGTCGCCTCGAACTCAGCCTCATAGTTGGCAATGTCTATCAGGTCGAGGTTCAGCTTCTCGCTGTACCGATCGAAGATGCCCAGCAACAGGCTATCGACTTCGCTCAGCAGCCTTTCCAGCCGCGCCACGGTGTAATCCGTAAGGTCCGCCCGGGTCAGCCGCTCACGGATCGAGCGGTCAATCTCCTTGAGGAATGGCCCGAACTTCGCGACCTCC